TCTTCTACCTTGTACTTCTCTTAAAAAAGGTTCTACAATGTTTCTAAAGTTCGCTCTTGTAAATTCATCATTGAATTCAAACAATTGGAATTTAGAAGCAGTTGCTATCGCCTTTTCTAAAGTGATGAACAATCTTCTTACGTTGATTCTATCAAAAGCACTTGGAGCAGTTAATCCAGTTTTGTCACCGAAAAGAACCGTACCTTGTCCTGGGAATGTTGCCACAGGATTTACTCTTGCTCTGTACAATTCGTCTCTTTGAGCTTTAGTTGGATTAAACGCAAGTTTAACAGCGCCTCTTACTATACCTCTGTTGAAACCAGCAGGTGAGAACCAGCTGTCTGCAACAAGGTCAGTTCTAGCGGCTAGACCTGCAACATCTCCGTTTAGTGGAACAAATCTATATACGTCATTGTATCTGTCATATGTGTATTTGTAACCACTATCAAACACTACATAAGAAGATGATTGTATGCTATTGAAAAATGCTACAACATTACTCTTTTGTGTGTTTGCGTCAGCGATACCTACAACATCACTTCTTTCAGGACTTGCAAATACAACAGCGTCTTTTCTGTTCTCTGCAATCGTGATTAAGTTTCCTATGTGTGTAGCGTCGCCAGCACCTGCTATGATAAGACCTACGTCAACCGTTTCGCCATCTTCAAACTTCTCGTAAGCAGTTTTTCTTTGGCCAGTTGTTGCTGTAGTTCCGTCAGAACCAGATTGTAGCGATACGTTAGAAACAGCGGTTACGTCTGTAAAAGTTGTTCCGTTAGCTGCGCTACCCCAGTTAGAACCACCAGAATTGTGGTCCATCCAGTAGATGTAGTTAGATGATTTATATATTACATCTGGATAGTAGTTTACATTTCCTTGAGCGTCTTTAGCGTCTGAAGCTTTTGATACTGCTTCAAATGTTTCTAAAACATCGCCTTTTGTTCCTGTAATTTCTCCATCTTCGTCAATTACAACTATATGTAATTCGTCATTAGAACCACCTTTTGCTGAAACAGCCGGTGAAGTTCCTGGTGCCTTATTAAATAAGTCATAATATTTCCATCTTCGTCTTACTTGAGCGCCGTTTGTAGGTGCTTGATGTAATCCAGAAGAATCAGATGTACCGAAATAAGCTGGCTCTTCTTTTCTAACAATATTTAAATCATTAGTAGAGACACTTATTACTCTATATTCGTATTGGTCACCAAAGTTAACAATGTCGCCTGCACTAATTCCTGTTGCTGAAGAAACGGTAACAACCGTATCACCAACAGCCATAGCGGCGTCAGCAACGGTAGTTTTGTTTACTTCTTCATAAGCAGTAGCAGATGGACAAGAAGAAATCTGTAAAGAATTTCCGTGTGCTCCAGCTGTTCTTGCTGCCCACAAACCAACAGAAGCTTGTCCAGCGGCATAATTATTTGTGTAATCAATAGTATTTTTTATTACAAACGCTGAACCTGATTCAGTTGCGTTTGATACAGATGAATTCTGTACACGTACAACTCTTAAAGCATTAGAATATTGTAAGAAGTTGGAAGCACTAAAAAAATCCTCAAAGTTAGAATTATTAGGTTTACCGAACGTTGCTACAAGTTCTTGCTCACTAGAAATACTTACTACTTCGTCCAATGGACCTTTAGTAAATGTACCTGCAACAGCTCCGATTGAAGTTGAAACAGCAGGTATAATTCTAGTTAAGTCTTTTTCCTGTACGAGAACACCTGGTGATACTTGAAATGCCATTAGGGTTTCTCCTTTTTAATTTGCAAATTATTTTTACTCATTTTATTCAAATGTCGTATTATTCATACGCCCATAGTCAAAAGTCATACTCTACTGATATTTATAATAAGCTGTGTTTCTACTGACCTTTTCGTGTAACCGGATGCCAAACCGTGCCATATTCGTCAACTTCTACCTTTTCGTGGTCTGGAATACCATCATCTACGAAACCAAAAGGCGACATATCTTGCTCTATCAGATTTTGTTGTTCCTCATATAGTTGTTGTCTAGCGTTTGTATCTGTCATCTCCTTGAAAAAAGGTTGATTAGATAACCAACCAAACACTACTAAACACATCATTAAGTCGTCTGTACAACCCTCTTCGGCCATCCAACTCTGACCTTTTTTAATAAAAGTTGACATCTCCTCAATAATATTAAAATCGTTTATTATAATTTTATCACTTTCAATTAGTGTTTTAATATTAGAACAACCTATTTTTTTAATTTGTTTAGTCATTCTTACACCAAAACCTGAACCTCTGCCACTAAAACCAGCACCTAATATTTGACCTGCACGACCTCTTTGTGTAGTCATTAGTAGATTATCATACTCTAATTCAAATTGTAGTGCCTCTGCAATTTGTTGACCAAGGTCATTTGTCTCTACTAATACGTGAGCGTGATTGTACGCCTTACATACTCTATCTATTGTGTGAGGAAATAAGATAGGTTTTATATCATTACTTCTATATTTTGCCACCACCTTATAAGGCATTTGTGAAACGTCTGCAATTATAAAAGCAGAGTAATCTTTATTAACACCTCTTGCTACGTCAACCATACAAACATATGTTGCACCCTTTTTAGGGTCTTCATAGACATCTAAACCTGCATTAGATTTTATTGGTGTTTTAAATACTATGTTTTTTATTTTAGCAGGACTAATTAATGTGTTTACAGAACCTAAAAACTCACATTCAAACTCTTGTTGAAATTGCTCAGGTGATGTATTTCTAATTGTATCTTCTTTCCATTTTTCATCACGACCAGGTACCTCTGACCAATGCACTTCAATAGGCACATAATCATTTCTTTTATTTTCTGCGTCTGTCCATAATTTGTAAAACTGATTCATACCATAAGGTGTAGATACAATAATTAATTTTGTTTTAGTACCAGATGATATTGTAGGATATACAGAGCTAAAAAACATTTCTGCTATGTTAGCAGGTACGAAAGCAAACTCATCAAGAAATATTATATTGTAAGAACCACCTCGTATTGCACTTGAAGAAGTTGCAGCCGCCACAATAGTTGACTTATTTTCTAATTCAATATTACCTTTGTTCCAGTTTATTACACCTTGTTGTAACCACTTTGGTAAATTTTCATATGCTAATTGTACTCTACTTAATATATCTCTAGCAGTAGATGATTTATTGGCAAGTATGGCAATATTAGAATTAGGATTAAATAATGCATAATGTAAAAGATAAGAAACCACGGTAGTTGATTTACCTGATTGTCTTGGCAGTTTACATATGGTGAATCTGTTATCGTGAATTGTTTTGACAATATGTTCTTGAAACCCATACATTTTAAAGGGTATAAGTCCTTCATCAAGAGAAACTATTTGTATGTAGTTTTTCATAAAGTAAATAGGGTCTTTAGAACATTTTTCAAATTCTAATATCTGTTCTTTAGTAAACTCAACTGGTGTATTTACTTTTTTTAAATTAGGGTTACCTAGATATGCGTCATTCATTTATTACTATTCCCTCTATATGTGTATAACCTAGTTTTAATGCGGCTTGTACTCTCTGCGAACCTCGCCAAACAGAATATTGTTTTTCTGCATATGGCACACCACCTACACCACTTTTCTTGGTGCAAAGATATTGTATGTTTTTTTACTTCTATTGGATTTTGCAACTCTTCACCATTTAATAACTCTGGTAAAGGTGTCATAGATTTGATATAATGGATTTTACTTATCTCCAGTATTATCTTTTTTTGGTTGTCCGCTTTCGCCTTCAATAATTTCATCTTCTTTTTTTCTATTTAACATCTTTTGTAATTCTGCTGTAGAACCTACAAACAAGGCATTTTTAATATTAGCACTTGTTTTATTAGGTACTTCTTTTAAATCTCTTAATTTTTTTTGTAAGTCTTGTAGTTTGTCAACGGTTGTTGCAACTTGACCTATTAATTGACCTGCAACTTCGTATGCTCTAGGGTGTTGACCCTCTTTGGCAATTTCTAATATGCCTTCAATTGCTTCATTACCTTTGTCAATTAAATTATAATAATTATCTCTACTATGAGAATAATCATTATCTATATCTGATTTTGTTTCATCAATTTTTCTAGGCACAGGTGCTGGTTGCTCAAAGTCTTTTATAGCAACTTCTTTTTTCTTTTCTATACCTAAAATTTCATTTACACTATCTTCAAGTTTACTCATCTGTATCTGTCTTCGGATTATATTTCTTACCATCACTAAAATTTAAAATTTGTGTAGTAAAACCAAAATCATCATCAGCGTCTGCTGTTGATGGATTAGGAGTAATTATAATCCTCTCCTCTCTAGTTTTATCTGCGCCTGTATTTGTATCAGTATATAGGTCATCTTGTACTTCTTTAATGACTTTCTGATTACTCATTGGTCCGAATAGATATGTTTTTGCTGTAAAATTTAAAGTATAAATTACTGCTCTTCTTGTAGTAAATGTACCATCATAACTATCTTCATAATTAACATCATTCAATACAATAGGTACGTCTCTTTTTATACCTAAATCAGGAACCATATTGACGGTCACCGTATAGTCAGGTTGGAAGAACGGTAAAATTTGTTCTACAATAA